TGCAATGACAGCGCCAAGTGTGACGATGAGGCCCTTATTTTTTGAGGCCCATGCTGCAAACTTTTGCAGGGCTGGGAGAAGTTTTTCGGCAAGTGGCATGACTGCTTGACCGATGGACTCTTTGAGTTCGCCCATCTGGATTCCGAGACTCTTCATCTTGCCTTGGGTCGTGTTTGCTGCAGTTGAGGCTTGACCTTTGAATGTTTCACCAAGAGCTGCGAAAACTTCGTCGGTAGTAGCTCCGCTTTTGATCAGTTCGGCGAGGGCTGGATCTAACTTTTTGAGTGGGCCGAGGTTGCCGTTGAACGCTTTTGAGAGAGCATCGGAGACAGCGCCGAGGTCTTTACCTGTACCGGCTGAAATGTCAAGGGCGAGACCTAGGAGGTTTTGAGCTTTGGTGACATCGCCAGTGCCTCGGACGAGTGAGTCAAGAGCTGGACGAAGTTGGTCGTCGGCGACAGCTGCAGCGAGCGAAGTCTTTGTGATGAAGTTCTCAACGGCTGAGACCTGTCCGTCGGTTGCTCCTGTGGTATTGCGAAGAGTGGTGGCGAGCTTTTGTGCTGCAGCGTCATCTTCTGCAAATGCTTTGACTGATGCGATAGCGACAGCACCTAGAGCTGCTAGAGCGAGTCCTGCCGGGACTGCAGCTTTCTTGATGAGGAATGCTGCCTTTTGTCCGTTGGTTTCTAAACGCTTGAAGTCGGCAATCGCTTTGTCTATTCCAGCGGGATTCCATTCGCTGATGATGGGGAGGTTAATTGCCATTATCGCTTCACGATTCTCTTGTTTGTTTCGTTCATTACTTCTTGAACGATGAGATCTACTCGGTGAGTGATCTCATCCAAATAGTCGTCCGACCTTGCCCACATAAAGCGGGAAGGTGAGCGGAGTTTACTTGTTAGAGCGTCGGCGAAGTTGGGACGCGCTCGAAGAGGGTTTTTGTTTCGTGTCTGGTTAGGGCCACGGCCTGCCATGTCTGTCATTGAAAGAGCTGCACCTTTGGCGGTGATCTTTACTGTTCCAATGGACTCGTATTGTGCTCCGAGACTGACATTTCGTTTGCGGGCTTTTCGTGTGTCAACCTTGACGACGACATTCTTTGACTCATTCTTCCAAGCTGTGCGTCCGTTGTGCTTTTGATTAGTCAACGGTGGCGATGAAGGGATTGAGTCCTTGATGGCAGAGACGAGAGGGTCCATGGCGGATTTAATGTCTTTGGTGATCTGCCGACGGAGAGCAGGATCAACCTTGCCGATTTCGCGAAGTGCATCTTTCAGTCCCGAGTAGTCAATCCCTACCGATGCAGCCATTAGGTTTTCCGTCTTTGCTCGTTGATGATCTGGACACAAGTCGCCAGATCATCTGTCTCGAATGTAATGGTCGGAGGCCAGAACCCAGTCTCAACTAGCAGAGCTGCTAGTTGTCGCCGGAAGCCTCCTGTGTAGGGACTGCTGACGCGGTCTCCACGACTTCTAGATCTTCTAACTTCTTTACGAACTCGTCAAACGAGATCGGTACCGGGTGACCTTGCTGACGACTGGCCTCGTAGGCCATGAAAGCTAGATCTTCCATCCCGATCCCATTTGAGAGATCTGATGCTCTGCGTTTGAACTTTCGTTCCCATGAGATAATCACGAACAAGTTCGTGACTACTTGGTAGGTCTCACCATCGGTGAGCTTGACGCTGAGTGTAAGTTTCACTTGTTCTCCTAGTCGGGTTCGGATTAGTTATGGATTACGGGGTGATGTCTCGAGTGTATGTTCCGCCCTTGAAGGTGGCTTCAACGACTGAGAGTTCGCCGACAGTGGTCATGATCGGAGTGACGGTCTCCAAGTAGCAACCTGTCAAGGTGTACTCAGGGTTGGATGCGGTCTCGGATGCTCCAGCAGGGCTGACGACCAGTGTGGAAGCGACACCGAACATTGCGTTCAGCATGGTTTCAACTTCGGTCGCGCCGTAACTCTGAAACAAGGTCAAGGTCAATTCATTACTGAAGAGGCCTGCACAGAAGGTGCGGGATGTCTGGCCGAAGGCCGTGTTCTCAAGAGCTTCAGCGGTCAGCGTCAAAGTCGCTGCAGAGCAGTGATCGGTGAGCGTGTACGACGAAGGACTTGTAACGGTCACGGTCGGATTCGATAGGTATGTAACTGTTGCCATGTTGGGTTCCTTTATACGCGGCTGGTGCCGATTCTGATTGTTAGGTCGTAAGCAGGTAACTCTGCAGATCCGATCGAAGCGATCGTAGGTCTGCCAGATACAACTGCGAGAGAAGAGTTCATGAGTTGATCAACAACTCCGAGTATGTAGTCCGTAGTGTCTTGGTTGCCGGGTGGCGCGCCCAACACTCGGAGATCAATCGTGATGTCCGCTGTCTGGTTATTGAACGAAGTGAAAACAGGAAGCTCAATGAATACAGTGAGCGGTCGAGCGTTCCTAGGATCAGTGACCGGCACAAGCCCGAGAGCTGTGATAGTCGCCGAGACATCGCTGATCGTGTCTGTGAAGATGCCTGCCATTTCATGCCACTTGCGCTCTCTTGATTCCGAGGAGCGAGTTAATACGACCCATGGAAGCGACAGGTGCTGAAATGTTCATGTCTTGGAAACTGTTGAAGGAGTCGATGCTCCCTCTTTCACGGTATAACGATGCAGCCATGAGCACAGTCCCGGCGAGGACAGCTGCATCTGGGACATTGATCAGATCGTCTTTGTAGCCGGCCTGAGATCTGCGTTTGAAACAGTAGGCGTTCGCTCCGTTGACCGATGTGGTCATAAAGGCTGTGTCGTTTGCTGTCGCTCCGCTGATGCCGAGGAACTCGGTGAGCTGGGCCACATCGCACCACTGGCACTCTGTAGGTACAGTCCACACAAGCGACCCAACAGGATCAACTGGCGATCGTGCAATGTTGTCCTCTTCAAGTTGGAAAAGGATTTGATTCACATAAACGATCTGATCGTTAAATGTGTAATCGCCTGAACTCGTGACTCCAGTGAAATAGTAGGTCGGTATTTGAAAAACGGTATGAGTGCCGTTAATCGTTGCATCGCATCCTGAAAGAGTGATTTCTTGACCGACAAGAATGTCAGTCGGTTCAAGAGTCTGAACCACGCACACATTATCAAAAATCATCTGATGTGTGACTGTAAATGTGGACATGGTTCAGGCTCTCAGAATCTCAGTGGTTGCTCAGTAGCCCGAGGCCTTGACAAACTTGTCAGCGTCAATCATCAAGGTTGCGAAGTAGCCACGGAACGCAATGGTGCGGCTCAAAGTTGATGGGACATCCACGCTGATTGCGCCCTTCTGCGATTCAAAAATTTCAAAGCCCGAAGAGTCTCCGAGGATCAAAGTGTTTGATGCGAAGTTTCGGTCACGCACGACTCGACATCCGAACGCAGTTCCGACATCTGTCGTGACTGCGAGAGCGCCGAAAGCGTTTTGTGCGTTCAGGTTCGGGAACAACGGTCGTCCTGCCGAATCGCTCAAAGCGATGAGATCGCCAAATACATCTGCAGATGTGAAAAGAGTGTTCGGGTTGTTTCCGTTGGATGCGGTCAAGATTGTGGTGCTTGATGCGCCGATCCATGCGAGCCAGTCTGCTGGGTCGGTCGGGTCACCAAACGCGCCGGTCGTGGTTGCGCCTGAAGCGAGTGCATCAGCTGCCACATTGTCCGTGGTGTTTGCGTAGATTCGAGCCATGTCGTCCAAGAGGACGGTGAGCATGGAGGGTTCGCTCCAGTCAAGCAGTTGTTCGGAGATGGAAACATAGCCACCGTAGGTGCCTTTTGTGACGGTCTCGGAGCTCACGACCATTGTTGATGCGGTCAAGGTGTCAAGGTCATTCGCCTGTGCGCCCATTGAGTTGTGGGTCGTTACTTTCGGTCGAATAAAGGTTGATCCGGCGGAGGGCATTGAGCGGACTCCGCAAGCGTCAACGACTGGACGCATACCTTGGAAGTTGTTGTAAACAGGGGCGACGATGACTTCTGGAAGGACACCGGGGCCTGAAGCCAAGTCAACATCGGGAGCCGAAGCGGAAAGGATTTGGTGGAATGCTTTCCACTTGTCGCCTCCAGCGATTGCGGCTGCGATGTACTCGACGGCAGTGGGGATCTTTACTTCTTTTTTGACTGTGGCGTAAATCGGCTGGGTTGCGATTGCGGCCTCAACTGTGGTGATTTCTGACATGGGGGCATCCTCCTCGGATGATTGTGGTGGGGATTCTTCTTCTGGTATTTCTTCTGGTTCCTCTGCTGAGGCATAGACAGACTGGATTTCTGCGTCGGCGTAAGCCGGGAATGACACGAGCGACAATTCAATCATGCGCGCTTCGCTGACTTCCATGACTCCATCAACACGCTTGAACTTGACTGGAATGGCTCCAATACTCACTGCCGAAATGGATCCATCTGCAAGGAGGGCCATGGCATCATCTGCAGCTCTGGTCTTTGACAGTGTTGCCGAAAACATGAGGCCTTCGTCGCTTGACACTCTTTCGGTGACGCGTCCGATGACTCGAGTGTCGTCGTGAAATTCTAGGAGCTTTGGCATTGGGCCATCTACAGAGATGGAGCCTTTCAAGAATTTGACTGGGCCGACATCGTTGGACAAGTTGGCGACGACATCCCATGGGACGGCGAGTCCAGTGATTGTGCGTGACGGCTGATTTTCGTCTGCTGACGCGTCAAGCGTGACGAGCTGGGCGTTGAATCTGATCATGACATTGACACCGTTTCTTGAACTTGTGGTTCTACTGGTACTTCGGCGAGATTGTTTTCGTAGATGTAGGACTCGGTGTCAAATTCTACGAAGCGATTTCTTGGTAGAACATTGACCATGCTGAGTGTGCTTTGAATGACATCGAGAACTTGTTTTGCTCCGAAGAGGTAAAGATCTTGGCGGGCCTGCTGTGCGTTTTGGTATGTGTAGCCCGGCACGCCGATTCCCAAAAGGTATGCGGGGACTCCCACTTGGCGAGACACTTCGAGTGAGCTGTACTGACGCGATTCCAAGAGCTGCAGTTTGTTCGGATCGGATTTGAATTCGTTGAATGTGACTCCGCCGGCAAGCGCGCCGATGGCTCCTGTTTGTCGTGCCACGCGCCATGATGCAGCGAGTTCTCCAAGATCTTCAGCGGACATTTGTTCAGTGTTTTCACCTACGGTGAGCCATCCTGCAGCGATTTCGTTTGAGGCGAAGCGTTCTGCTGCTTGGTCAAGTTTCAAGGCCGTGGTGATGGTGCGAGCGCCAGTGAACAGGAATCCTTGGACTCCTGAGATGAATTGAATGACATCTTCTGTCGGTAGTTCAATTCCGTTGAATGTGATTTGGTTGGATTGACCGAAGAACTGTGGGCCTGCTTGATCCAAGGTTGAGACCATTGATGCGGGCAACCATTGGAAGGATAGTGGGCGACCTGTTGCCGATGAACGACTTGTGATGTACCAGAAGGCTCGACCGCGCATCATGATATCCATTGCCGTATTGCTCATAATAAAGTTCATGGTGGAGCGAGGATCGGGTTGATCCATCCACGATTCGTTCTCAAGATAGATTTTTTCGTACCGTTCGCCAGTCCACTGTGTCGTGTAGTGGCGTAAAGGTAGGCATCCGACCATGGAAAGGATCATCTGTGTAGCGCGCGCGACCGTCGCGCACGAGAGGGCCAATTCGGTACTCGCCCCGACAGAGTATGAGTAGAATTGTCCGACTTGCGCGGACGATCCCGCGGCCGCCTGTAATGGCGGAGCTGTGAAACTTGGGGTGTGCTTCTTGCTGCCGAAGAGTGCCATCCCTCGGAGTCTCTCAGGTCTTTTCGTGCGTGTCCACGAAGGTCAACCAAATGCCATCTGAGGTTTGATGGACGCTTTTGGTCGTGAGGTGAGCATGATTCCCCACACTGAACATCTGGCGAGCTCTATGGGGCCGGGTGACTTTTGTGAACTGAGCGGTGCAGCACCTTCAGACAGTTTTACCATGACCGCCCTAGTGACGTGTTCGGCAAGTGAGTTCTCGCCAGTGTGCCGCAACTTGTCCTCAATGATCATGGACCTAACCATTGGTGTCGCCGTTTTCATTTCGCGGTAACCCACAATCTGAGTTCGGCGCGAAAAGTCGGGTGGCACATTTGGATGGATAGTCGGGTTGACCCGCAACTGGACATCGCGGTCCTGCATCACCCTGTTTACTTCAGCCCACATTTGGGCTTGAGATTCAACCACAAACTCAGTCGTCACAATGACACGACCGTCATGCTGGACGGCCCTCACGCCGCAATACCTCTGGTCGTCAAGGCTCGAGTCCACGGCAAGAATCCCACCCGGTGGCATTGCAACGTTGGAAACGAGATCGTGCCAAATGTTAGGAATCCACGATTGAGTTGAACCCTGCCACATATTCAAATGTTGCTGGATGAATTCCGAACTAGGAATGGTTTTGTATGCCTCCTCGAGTGCCTCCCATGAAACGGTCGTACCCAAGGCAGGATTACTCCACGGCCAAAATTGGCGAT